AGACGCAGACAATTAGCGAACAGGGATTTGGCATTCCGATGATTTTTGGTGCTAATGCTAACTTTGATGAATTGATTCGTTATTATGCTAGTATTGATGACGTAGCATTAGATTTTAGCTCAACAAATCCAGAATATATTGCTGCTCAAGATATATTTTCACAAAATATTTCACCAAATTTAATTGCGATTGGACGTAGACAAGTCGATACAATAGGTGTCAACGTAGTTACTGCAATGACAGGTGAAGATTACATCTTAACAATAAATGATAATATTTATACTATTTCTTCTACTTCTGCGTTTACTTACTCAGTTGCTACATTAAACAGCGATTTAGTTTCAGGAAATATCATTACTTTAGATGTTCAAAATACAGCTGTAAGCGTTACAACTAAAGTTTTATTTAATGCTGATTTTGTGACAGGAAATAGTATTGTACCGACAGTTAATGCAGTGCCTTTAGCAGCAGTTTTATTTAATACTAATCAAGCGCAAACTATTCAAGATGTAGCTACTCGAATCGCTTCAAATGCTAGTGTTTTTTCTGCAACAGTCACAGCAGTCAGAGAAATAACAGTTGTTTTTGACTCACCAAATTCAAATATTATCACTTCTGTAATAACTACATTAGGAGCAAGTCAGCCTACTGCTACTATAACGCAACTTGGATTTTTATACAGTGGAAGCTCAGCTAATACAATGTCTAATATTGCAAATGCTCTTTCTCAACTTGCAGTAGTAGAATTTGCAGACGTTTCCGGAACGAATAATAGAATATTAAGCGTTCAAGGACCTGTAAATACAACTGTGACTTTAACAAATTTTGTAATTACTGGAGGAGTAAGTCAGCCAACAGTTGTTATCACAAATCCTGCTCAAGCTGTTAGTAGAGAGACAATCGCTAATCAAATTTATACATATATTCACAACTTATATTTAAATACTGTTAATTTTCCAGTAGATGCGGTTGATAATGGTGATGGAACGTTTAACATTATAAATGCATCTCCAGCAACTAACACGCCTTTTACTTTTAAAGTTAACACTTCAATTGCTAGTCCAAATCGCGCTGTAGTAAGAATAACTCAAGTTGCAGCAGGATTAGACTATACAATTAATTTGAATGGAATAGCTTTTACATATAGATCAAGCATAAACGTACAAAATGCAAATGATATTGCTATAGTGCTTACAGATTTGATAAATGATCCTTTGAGCACTGTTGCAGTCACTGCTGAAAATATTTTGGATGGTTCAATTGTTATTACTGCTGATAATCTAAATAGTAACTTTTCAATTTCTGTAACAAATAGCATTATGCAAAGCGAAAAAGGTTTAGATGTATTACCTTTAGTCGCTGTAAACTCTGCTGCAAGCGATTTAGATAGAATCAACAATTACAATAGCAATTGGTACGCAATTATAGCTATCGATAGAAATCAAGCAAATGTTTTAGACATTGCAGATTGGACAGAAGTACATATAAAACTTTTTGGAACAGCTTCAGCAGATACACAGATCATCGATGTCGCAGCAGGCGTAGATTTAAATTCTATCGCTGCAAAATTAAATCAGATGGGATACGTTAGAACGTTTGTTATGTATCATCAAGATGCTAATTTTGACTATCCAGAAGCTGCTTGGTTTGGAGCTGTTTTACCGCTTGAGCCAGGCTCTGAAACGTGGAAATTCAAAACGCTTAATGGAATTTCATATAGTAATTTGACAACTAGTCAAAGCTTAAATGCTTTAGGAAAGAAAGCAAATACGTATGAATTTATCGCAGGAATTGGAATTACACAAAATGGAACACTCGCCCAAGGCGAGTTCATAGATATCATAAGAGGAGTTGATTGGTTAACGGCTAGAATTCAAGAATACGTATTTAGAGTATTAGTAAGTAATCCAAAAGTGCCCTACACTGATTCTGGGATAGCTTCTATTCAAGCAGAAGTATTAAGAGTTTTGCAGCTTGGAATTGATAATGACTTTATATCTGCTGATCCACAACCTGTTTGTACAGTTCCAAGAGCTGCAGATGTTCCGCCTGCTGATAAAGCTGCAAGAATTTTGAGAAATGTGCGTTTTCAAGCAACTCTGAGTGGTGCTATTCACGCAGTAGTTATACGTGGAACAGTGTCAGTTTAATAAACTGTATCAGTTTAATAAATAGCCAATGTAAAGCTGCTTTACATTGGCTAGAATTTAAAAAAATAAAGGAGTATAAAATATGGCAGTTTCTACATTCGATCCAAAATCTGTTGTTGTCACAATTGGTGGAATACCTATGTCAGGATATGCTGACGGCACATTTCTTGAAATTACTGCAGATAATCAACAGTTTACTAAAGTCACTGGCGCAGATGGCTATACTACACGCATAAAATCTAACAATTATGGCGGAGTAATGACGCTAACATTAGCGCAGTCATCTTTTTCTAATGATGCTTTAAGTGTAATTTTAAATGCTGATAGACTTTCAAATGCAGGTGTAGTGCCTATTTTGATAAAAGACTTAAGCGGAACAACAGTTGTTTTTTCAGCAACTGGATGGATTCAACAATTTCCAGACATAAGTTTTGGAAATGAAATGAATAATCGTGCTTGGGCAATAGAATTAGCAGAAATAGATATATTTATTGGCGGAAATGGAGAGAATAACTAATGATCGAAACTTTTGAAAAAGTTATAGGCACTTCAAATTACATGATCACACAGCTACCTGCTCGCAGAGCTTTAAGATTACAAGCAAAATTATTAAAATTAATTGGACCAGCTTTTTCGCATTTGTTTGTGAATGCTTCAAGTGATGCTGAAAATGCTGACAAAGCATTACCAAAAGCTATTTCTCTTTTTTTAGCAGAATTAGATGATAAAACTTTTGATGTTTTTGTAATGGAAATGCTTCAAGGTGTTAGAAAAGATGGGCACGAGTTGACAAATAGCACTGTAGATTCAGAATTTTCGGGAAACTTGAATGAGTTATTTTTAGTCATTCAAAATGTTTTGGAGGTAAATTTTGGAGATTTTTTAGCAGAAGGAGGTATTTTGAAGTCTCTAATGAATCAAGACAATCAAGTGATATCTCAGAAAAAATAAAAAATAGAATAGATGAAGAGCTATTAAATGAATTTTATGTTTGGAGTTTAATTTCTGATAAAATTGCTACTTTAGAAGAGCTAGAAAAAATTTGGTCATATGATGATCTATTACGATGTCATGCTTTTTTAGAAATTAGAAATGCTATTCAATTAGATCAAAAAAAGGTTAAAAATGTCAATCGTAAGATCGCTACTAATTAAAATTGGTTTTCAAACTGACAAATCAAGCGTAAATCAAGCTAATCGTACAGTTGATAGATTTAAATCTAAATTTGCTTTAATTGCTGCATCTGCAACTTACGCAGCAACAAAAGTTGTGGGATTTTTTAACTCTATTGCAAATAGTCTTTTAGATGCAGATGATTTATCAAAAGCTTTAGGAATTTCTTTAGAACAACTCATAGCAATTCAAAAAGCAGCATCTAATTTCAGAATAGATGAAACTCAAATTTCAGGCGCACTTAATACATTAAACGAATTATTAATTGGATTTAGAACTAAAACAAATTTAGAATTAGCTGAAATTGCTAGAGCAAGAAAGTTTGAGATAACAGAAGAAGACAATTCACTTTCAATATTACAAAAAGTTTTAGTAGGGCTTTCTAATATAAAAGATGAGCAAGAAAGAATAAGAGTCGCTGGAAATATTTTTGGAAAAGAAATTGCTCCTAAAATTTCAAATCTTTCTGTACAAATAGAAAAGTTTAATGAAGCTAATAAAAATTTCTTAGATAATTCTACAGATTTACAAAAAACTGTAGATGTTTTTAAAAAATACGATGAATTAGTTAGAAGTTTAAATGAAGCTTGGAAATCTTTCGTAATAGACATTGCTCCAGATGTTGTACAATCTTTAAATCATATCTTAGAAAGCATTAAACAAAATTTTCAGTGGATGAAAGTTCTGTATAATTTTCAATCTGGATTTTTTAAATTTGCTAAAAATCCTTTTACAGATCAAAAAGATCTAAAAGCTGCAATTTCACAAGGCTCTAAACTTTTAGATCCATATTTTGATAGATTTAAAAATAACACTTCTTTTTTAACAGAAAAAGCAAAAGAAAAAATTATGCAAGCATCTACAGCAGTAAATGCATACATAGGAAATAAAGATGATTTAAATAATATGAATAATCAATTTAGATCAAATAACATTCCAAACGTTACTGTTAATAATGAGATAAACGTGCCCACAGGTACTCCTCAAGAGCAAACTCAAATGATCACAGAAGCTATTACAAAAAGTTTTAGATCAGCGATCGAAAACTCATGGCGAGAAATTCAGTATAACAATCCTCAAGTTGAGTAAAAAAAAATGGTTTTATCTTTACTTTTCGGAAAAAAATATGCGAAATCAACGATTGCTACTGTAACTTTAGATGCGACTTTATCCGAAGATCATGAATATAATTCAAAAGTTACAAGTTTTCCAGTTGAAGATGGTCGAGTTGTAACTGATCATATAATTAAAGAACCTGAAAGGGTTCAAATTTCGGGAATTGTTTCAGATACTCCTTTAGCTATTTTGACATCATTTAATAGATCAATTGACGCGTTTAATAGATTAGTACAAATTTACGAAAATAAAGAAATAATTACAGTTGTTACTGGAATTAAAATTTATACTGACATGGTCATGACG